TTTCAGTACGGATGTAAAACCCATTTCCACAGTGTCACCCAAGTTGGTCCACAAGGCATGGTTTAAGTATCCACGATCACGAAGACTATCTATTAGATATTTGCGATGCGGGCGCAGGCGGCCATTTAAAAACAAAAATTCATAAGGTCGGTGTGTCTTGTAGTCCAGTGCGGCTTGCATCTGAGCATGTTTGTTTTCTGTGTATTCTACAATGTTAGAGAAGTAGCAGTCGGTTTGGCAATAATTCCAGCCTGGTTCCAAGTCACCCGATGTTAGTAACCCAATGCGCCCGTCCCGCACATGCTGGGCAATGCGTAGCCTTTGAAGTTGCAGCAGTATGGTTTCTGATCCTTCGGCTGGGTTTGAAAAGATCACACGTCCAGGATACTGTGTGGCCCAGTCGGTGATGGTCTTCCAATTTTCTTTCAACAGCACCCGCCCCACAATGTAGATGTTGGCAGGGTCCAGTTCAGGCAGTTGCCAAAAACTTGCGTCGGCCCAGGGTCTCAGCAGATCCCAAACTTCGGCCCATTCGTCTACCACGAGTTTATGTGCGCCTAGCATGTGATTCACATTCGGCCCAGAAACTCTTCATTTCAGGAAATGCACGCAAAAAGTCTGTGCCTCTACGGCGATCGTGTTCTGCAAAGAAACGATAAAAGTCTGCCCGAGCCACTGAGTTGTCCTGCCGTTGTCCCTCACGCATCCAGGCAATGTCTCTGCGCAGGCGCTGTACTTCATAGTCGCGGAATCCGTGCAAGTCTGTTGTTACTTGACTTTCCATCCAGTCTGCACAGTGTTCTAACTTCTGAGCATAACTTTCAGGCAGGATCTGCAGGCTTTGCCACGCAGGCTGTCGCAGCACTGGTGTGTCAAACCACACACGTTGATAGGTTTCACTGTAGCTTTGACGCAGGCGCAGGATCCATTCCATGTACTCGCGAAAGCCCGACACTGAAAGATTGTTCATTGTGATAATGAACGTTAGACTGTTGCGATGGGGCACTTCAGTTAGATACTGATTGACATTGCTGAACACACGATCAGCACTCATGCCATGACGTATGTATTCGGCCTGAAATCCGTTGCCTGAGTCCAGGCTAACATACTGCATGAAGTGTTCTATTTGGGTATTGCACAGTCGTTTAACGTAGTCTAGGTATCGTTCAAACAGTGTATCTTCCACTGAAAAGTTCGATGTTACGTTTAGGTGCAAGTCAGGCTTGGGCAAGTCCAACACATAGTCAAACACTCTGTAGGTGTTGCGATCCATCAAAGGTTCGCCACCAGTCATACGGAAATGCTTCAGCTGAGGGTAAAGCGTGGGCCACCACTGCCAAAATGCGTCCACATACGGATTGTTCTCTCGAACTGGGATAGGTTTGCGATTACCGGTAAAGTGAGAAGGATCATTATGAACACGGCTAGTCGGGTATCCTCCCAACCTATCAACTTCGTCAGCCCATGAGCTACTAAACTGAGGACTACAGTAACTGCACTTAAGGTTACAAGCGTGATTAAAGTTAACCTCCACGTAACTGGGTATGACATCATCCTCATCTCCAGTTGAATTGCGTATTTTTTCAAAGTCCACAGCGGCCCAAGGCTCGCCACTGCGATAATGCCTATCGCTTAATTGCCCAAGGTCTTCCATGTTCCAGCAGTACTGACATTCGCTAGGGCGCTGCCCAGCCAACATTAGTTTACGTTGCTGCTTCTTGTAGTCGGTATTGTGCAGGCCACCTGTGCGTTTTAAATCTTCTACTGATATTTGGTGCAAGGGAGGATGATAACATGAGTTGTTGAGTCCTGTTGGTAGGTGCAAACTGACCTGTTTCCATTTGGCTAGACACAAGGCGGCCCCCAAATGAGTTTTCATGAGTTGCGCCGCACTTAGAAACTTGCTTTGCGTCCCCACTGACTCATCGCCTTTGTTATTCATTTTGTCCCAAATGTGCTGATGTGAATTTCCAAGTGCCTAATTGTTGTTGTACAAAATCTAAATTTGAAAACATCTGCGGCAGCGGAAAACTAAATTGATTTTTTTGATATAATTTTTGTTGACTAAAATTCATAGTCTCATAACATAATCTAAAGTCAGGCAAAAAATATTCGTCTAACATTTGCTCAAGTTTGAATTGATCAATATCTTCTTTTTTGGCAACTATTTGGCCAGGTTGTAATCTGGTTTTTTGTTTACTATGATTGTGCCAACCGTGAAGGCCTGTGGGATCTAAAACTCTAAAATACATCCAACTAGCAAACTGCAAAACTAGATCTTTGCGTTTGATATTGACCAATACACATCGTTTTTTTATTTTTTCAACATTTTCTGCCAATACCATTTTTGGAGTAAGTTGAACAACATGCCCCACAGCAAAAACTTTGCAATCTATTAGACTGTGTATATCTTGCCATGGATCATTGCAGTAACCAGTCATACAAATTTCCCCAAAATTCTTTGCCTTAGATAAAACAGCAATCTCTTGCCCCAATGCATGAGTGCCTGTTCTTGGCGCCGCAAGAATTAATATTTGCTTGTTTGTGTCTTGAGCTGTTTGAATTATTTTGTCTAGCATGTTACCAGCCTTCTTGTTGCCTGATTACATCTATTTCACGAGTCATGACACCGCGATTGCGCCAGTCGCTACGATAGTGATATTTGAAAAATGCTGACTGTTCACTTTCCATAATGGCCATGGGCAGATCCAGCTGAGTGCCTAATTCTGGCCCCAGTTGATTGGCCAAAATACGTGGATTAGAATCTTTTACTGTGTCCCACAATTTACTTAATTCATGAAAATCTTGAACTTGAGTATGATCCCAATTGGTCAACATGGTCATATACGTGCCTTGGCGTGCGCCGGCCATGGCCCATTCGCCATGTTCGACATCGGCACCTATGTTATGCCATATAGTGAGATTATCAAGATTGCGTAATACTTGAGTTTTGAATCGTTCGATGCTGGGCTTGATGCCTTTTTGCAAACACATCTTGACGCCTTCGCGAAAGCCTGCACGCCAGGCATGATAAGGCGACTGGTTAGGATATGTTGTTGAGTAGCAGTCATACATGGCCCAGTACAAGGGATCAAAACAGAATTCAACTTCGGTTTCTGCACGCCCGTCGGTGGCTTCGTGCGTGCGCATGTTCTCAACAAAAGTTTTAGTCCACGAACTCAATCCGCCATTGCCATACATCAATCCGTTGACATGGTTGCGGGCACGCCAACGAAACACAGCCTTTTCATACTCTAGCGTAGGGAGAACCAGAGTTTGATTAAAAAACGCTGGATCGGGGATGTTATCACCGTCAATGAGTACAAAACGTTCTGTGTCACTGGCCCGGGCAGCTGCCTTGTGTGCTGCGTCACTGCCCTTGACCCCGTCCACTCGTCGGGCCCAGGGAACCATGTTTTTAATTTTTACCCAAAATTCTTCACGTTGTGGTTCATCATAAGTCAAGTAAATGCAGTCTAAATCTGCTATATCAATCTGTTTCATAAGTTTGTTTGCTCCATCGTTGGTGCGGTTCGGTTTCTGCAACCACTATGGCTACATTGTCAGAATGACACGGTGTTCCTGTATCACTAGGTACTAGTTTTACAACAGTTTTCCAAATTTTTTCTACTAATTTACCGTCACATACTCGCACATGCATGGAAGACCGAGCAAATGTTTCCGAGTCGATCTCAATGTATGTACCAGGCAAGTCTTCCATGCTGTAGAATAACGGAACCCCATCCTGGTGATATAATCTAAAAAACACCGGCTGGGGCTCAGGCATAGCATGTAATATGCTCCAAAATTCATCTATTTGCATGGCGTAAATCTTTAACGTGGTAATGAAATGCACCCCATTGTGTCATTGTGTTTACTCTCATCATGTAATTTTTAAATTCCCAAACCAATTCGTCTTGCCATGATTCACGATGGGTTCCAGCAATATGTCGTTTCATGTGTACTATTCTTGGATAATCAGCAAATGGCATGGTACACAGTTCTGGCCCAACAATATTGGCAGCCATGGCATATACAACATCAGTTGACGGCACTTCTTCAGGAAACTTTAGTAATTTTCGATATTCTGTCCAGTTTTCAAATATATTACGTACTGTGCTAAAAAACTCTTGTGCAGTTTCTGACCTACGCCAGTATGTAATAGCATTGTAAACGTCAGGCAAGTTGTTGGCATCAAATACTTTTCGATAGTGACGTGCGGCAGCCCGTTGGTCTTTCCAATCTCTACAACCAGTGCTGACAACAATGTCTCGATTTCGAAGCATGTTCCACCAGTGATCAATGTGACTGGTAATCATCATGTCGGCTTCTAGTTTGATTGTTTCTCTAAATGGTGTAGCTTGAAACACCTGCCAGTCGTTGGCATAAGGGTTTTCTGCCAACGGATAAGGAAATTGGTGTACGTAATCAAACAACACATCTGTACCAACTTGCTCGTTAGTTAACAAACATATTTGTGCATCTGGGTGCCAATATTTGATTGTTTTGGCCAAGGTGCGAGCACAATCAATGTAATTTACATCTTTGCTATTCTGTGCTACTATCAAGTAGCCTTGTTCTGCAATCGGTTTCAACGATTTCCCCTAAATGTTTTTTTCCCATGGCATGAAAACTGTATCCTGCGATTGACATCTGATAAGGTTTACTTTGGGAATCAATGTACTCTAATCGGTAGTGATCTTGATCTAATTTTTCTAATTTAGTATCGGGCATTACACTGGCCAACGGCCATGGTATTTCATTAACTTTAAATGTTTGTCCACTTACAATACCTATTGCAATACTTAATGCAAAGTCATTACGATACGTTGCTTTTTGAATTCCATACAAGTCCCTGTAGTGTTGCCAATTATTTCGTATCATGTTCATGCAATCAAATATGTATTGTGCGGTATTTGATCGTCTAAACATCATTACGGTTGCCCACCACATGGGCAATTTGTGTTGCCCAAAATAGTTTAATTCATCTAAATATCCTTGATTATCGTGTGACCTGTTAGATAGATCAAACGCCAATCTATGACACATGAAATCTGCGTGATTCCACAGTTGATTTAAATCACTGTCTGCTACTACATAGTCGGCATCGAGTACAAGCGTATGATCCCAGGGACTAAGAGCGTAGGCATCGGTTCTACCAGCGTTGTGCCACGATACAGTTTTTGCATAGTCCTCAAAATAACGTGTTCCTCCTGCGGCAGGTAAGGCTTTGATGACTTGATCAAATCTTTTATCTGACTCCGCGTCTTCTTGGTCGGTGACAACAGCCACTGGAATGTTGAGGTGCCTACGAATGTTTTGAGCCGACCAAGCAGCCATTTCCAAATAGTCTGTTTGTTCATTGTTGAAGGCAAATATTAGTGCGCCGCGTGTCATCTTTTTTTCTGGTTTTGCTCGTGTTCTACTAACCAAGCGTTCATTTGTTCTTGCCAGCGTTGTTGACTTTGAGCATATAACTCTTTGGTGTCTACTCGGATTGGATTTTCATATAGGTCTAACAGCACTGCTTCTGCGCCTGAACAAGTCAACAGTGTAGTTTGTAATTCAGGACCAGCACGCCACATACCGCCAGCATAAGCAAACAGCATTTTGGCTTGATATTTTTCTTTGAGCGTTCGTTTGGCTGCTTCGTGATCAAAACGTGCTCGTGCGTGAGCAATTAATGCATTAGTATCCATGCTTTATTGTACAGGAGTTTTAGGTAAAAGTAAAGGGGCTGTTGCCCCTTTTTGGTTAAGCTGTTGTAGCCGCCACAGTTGGTGTGCCCCAACTGGCTGATGTTAGATAAGTTGTTGCTGGTGGGTAATAGGTAACAATGGTACAAGGAGCTGTGCCAGGGGTAGCGCCTGAGGCCGCTGTGCCGCCCGAAATTGCGTCGCCGTCCGATGCTGACCAAGTAGTAGTTATGACCAGTTGTGTGCCTGCTGTTGCTGTCTTGGCTTGATGTTGGATGTAGTTATTAGTATAAGGTGCTGTGTCAGCAAATTGCTTGTAGAGTATTTGATCGCTAGTAGTCAAATTGTACCAGCCTAGACTTGTTTGTAGTGAAGCAGGAGTTCCAGTCCCGCCAATTTTGGTTACACCGGTGTATGACGTGGCTGCTATGGTATGTGCAGTGCCTGCTCCGGAAATCCAAATGTCGCCACACAAGGTGTTAGCTAAATCGTTCCATTCTGGATCACCTAAAGCACCTGTGGAGGTTTTGCTTACATCTATTTTGATCAGGCCGCCGCCATTGAAAAAATAACGAGCCGCGTTGGCAGAAGACCAGGTAATGGTATTTGTAATTGTGATTGTCCATGTAGCGCCCGATGTAGCTGCGGTTTTAGAATTTGTACCCGTCCATCCAGTATTTTGAGAACCTATTGCTACAGCGTTGTTTCTATTGGTAGTAATGTTTGTCAAGTCGGTATTAACAGCCGAAAGTACACTGATCAATGTTCCAGCAGTAGGGGCTGCTCTTGAAGTGATTGAAGTATTGGTTTGACTGCCCATGCTTGCAATTGTATTGACCAAACTAGCCCATTGTGTAGCAGTTACAGTGCCAGCGGCGCTGACAGTGGCCAATGCACTTTGTCCCCAACCTTTATCGCCGGATCCGGTGCTCCATAGATCATTAACGTTTGCTCCTGATGTGGTGCTAACAAATCCGTTGTAGTCTGTGGCTTGAATTAGGCCGCCTGATGAATAAGTCATTGTCTCTGTTCCTGTTTAGTTCTTGATAGTCACAATCGCTTCTATTGTACCGGGTTCTGGGGTGTTCTTGTCAACCAGGCTACGTCCAATTACGTTGAACGCTGTGGCTTCTCCGGGCAGGGCCGCTCTAGCAATACCGTTTCCGGCACTTACTAGTCGATCTCCTTTCTTGATATAACCAGTAACCTTAACAGGCACACGACCAGTCATAGCAACTTTGGGGTGAGTATTGTCTTCGCCGGCAGCGCCGTTCATAGTATACGCTGGTCTAGTACTTATCACACCAAATACATTTTCACTTAGATCAGTCTTAGAACGTGTGATTTCTTTGGTACCGCCAAGCTCAACAACTGTGCCGGGCTCAAGAGTCTCATCGGCTTCAAATCTTTCTGCAACGTCAGCATAAAGTGCCGTTGTAGCAGTAGCAAATACTTGGTTAAAGTAGTTGGCGCTGGAACCAATGTTCCCCACGCCATTTGATCCTGTTTTAGCAATGCTTTGAACACTGACCACGTTGGCATAAACTGTCGTAGTATCAACAACAACCACGTTGGCTGTGCCTGCTACAGTAAAGGCTATATTACCATTGGGCGCATTTATTTCACCCTTGGATGTGCCGTTTTCAAACTTGGTTACAGACACACCCAAACTTAAACCTGTAAGTTGTGATCCATTGCCTAAAAAATAAGTGCCTGCAATATTAGCAGCAGATGTGATGTTGCCTGTAGCACTCACAAGACCAGTAGTTCGTAAATTGCCTGCTTGTACGTTAGCAGTTGCAGACACATTGGCAGCCTGCATCAGTGCGGATGTAATAATGTTACCACCAGTGATATTGCCTGTGGCTGTAATTAAACCTGCGGTTGACACGTTGGCTGCAATTACATTGCCGCCGGCTGTGACAACCCCCGTAGCAGACACATTGCCTGCAGTGATTATGTTTCCGCCAATTACGTTGCCTGTAACAGTGGCCAAACCTGCAGTAATCAAGTTAGCGCCAGTGATGTTACCTGTGGCTGTAACTAATCCTGCTGTGGTAATATTACCACCTATTACGTTGCCTGTAACTGAACTAAATCCTGTAGTCAAAACTCCAGTAGCTTGTACAATGGCCGTAGTAGCACCGCCTGCTGTAATCACCACGTTGCCACCATTTCTGAGGTTGCCAGCAAACACAGTGTCTGCCGAATTGCTCATGGTGATACCTTTGAATACAGTGGGGAACAACACAGATGTTGGAGCCGCGGCAGTGAAGGTTGCGTCCTTGGACACCAGGCCCACTCTGGTACCTGCTACATAAAGGCCAGTCACATAGTGAGGAGTTGCTGTGTTGTCGTTGACTGTTTCAGGAATTGCACCAGCGGTGCCTTCTGTTGATGTAAATGCAGGCCCCACTACAATGAAACTGGAACCTGTGTATACTTTGACCTGTTGGTTTGTGGTATCGTACCAGAGGTCACCTGTGACGTTGGATGAAGGTTGAGTGGCGCTGGCAGTGGCGGCACTGATTGTTTTGAATATGCTACCGTTGTAGACTTTCAGCAAGTTGTTGGTTTTGTCCCACCATAGTTGCCCTGTAAGAGGTGCTACTGGAGCCGAAGTATTTGATCCGTTTTCCAACAGGTGTATAAAGTTTTCATCCAAAAACTCCCCGTACCCTGCGTAATTTTTACCCACAAGGGTCATGCTACTTGCGGTGTTTACTGTACCGTCGTTAACTGTGGCAAAAACTGTGCCGTCAGTAAGATTGATTGTATATGCCATGTCTGTTTCCTAGTTCAATATTTATACAGCATTGATATTGCTCAATGTCTGAATTCTCAGCGTGTAGTCAATTTGAATTTGACGATTTAAACTCTTTTGCACAGGGTGAAAAATCACGTGTGTAATTAAGCGCAAATTATCTGCGGCTCCGTTCCAGGCCTTGAGTCCTAGTTCATCAAACACAAATTCACCGTTGAAATTGGTTGAATTATCAAATGCTTGTTGTTCTGCGGGCTCACCGTAGTCCAACAAACATTGTACCAAAATATCAGTATAAACGTTTCCAGACGTGTGAAACACAGTCATTTTGTTGTTGGTTGGGTCTGTGTCAGCAGCTGAGTTATCATTAACAACTTTGGCATAGGTTTGATTGTACAAGTCTGCGTTTTGCCCTGTGGTGTTTGGAGGCAAGTAAGTAATCACCCCGGTAGGATCTACTGAGCTTCCACCGTTGCCAAACGCCATTTGATAGATATAACCAATATTTCTATCACTGAGTGTTTGAGCCATGGCAATAGATATGTTTTCATAATGAATGGCGTTGTGATCATTGTAAAAAATTTCGCCGCTGTTGGGGTCATGTATTTTTACATGCCCGGTAATTTTTGCCAATCCTGCCGAAATCATGCACGGCCCTCCACATAAGTTTTCTGTGTTTTAGGATCAAAAATTCTCATGTGCGCCTGAACAGATATAGATCCAGTTTCGTTGGGCCGACTGGGTTTTTTCTGTGTTTTGGGCTCAACTGGTTGTTTTTGTTGTGTGTTTGACATGGTCACTTATTTAGCCTGCTTTATTCACCGCGCAAGAACCTTGCGGCTAGAGTATTGGTATCTTGCAGAGCTACACCGTCACTGGCAGTTGTTTCTCCTTGTTGATACCAAGTCACGCCCTGGCGTACCAAAATAGTCACTTCGCTACCAGCAGCTGGTGCTTGCAATACAGGATACACAGCGCCATCTACTACAAATTCAATGGTTACTGGGTCAAACTGGCTTAAGAACCAGCGATATTGGCTAGTTGCAGAAGTATCGCTGTATTTGTATTGCCGTACTCCCCCAACGTAGACTTCGATTGACAAATTTTCTGTTGAGCTGTCGTCAAAATCAGTAACGTCAATGCTTGGTGCATAAAATACGCTGGTTGTGCCGTCTCCCATGCCGGTGTCGCTTACAATGTAATCTTGATATCGTTGATCTAGTAAATTACCGCGCCCAATATCATAGACATTTGCTCCTGCTGTGTGGGTAGTAGCTGCGGTTCCTGCGGTACCACGCAACAGACTGCTAACGGTGTTGAAAGCCGTGTCTCTGTAGCGGTACATGATCCGTTCGCCATCGATGGTAATTACCCCAAACACTCCTAGCTCAAGATTAGGTTCGCTCAGCGCAGAAGCATCTGTTACATGAATAGTATCAGCAGAAGCACTGAGATCTTGACTTAGTGTAGTTGAGGTTGCAGCAGTAATTCGATATGTGGCTTGTACCCCCCGCATGTCTTGGAATATTCTAAAAGCCATGGATTCTGGAACTACGCTGTCAGTAAACATGGTCACCGCAAGAATTTGTCCAGGAGCAATGGGGCCTGCGGCCAAAACCAAAGTTGCACTTTCGAGGGTTGACCCGTCATCTTCAACTGTAAAATCGGCTCCCTCAAACAATCTATATCCATCTAACGTTACCCACAAACGTCCAGCATTGACACTAGTACGATTCAATAAAAAATCATTACTGTAGACTGCGGTACCAACGGAATAATCATATGACCCAGGATCTCCTGAAACAGTTGCAGCATCATAAACTGTGCTGTCATACGGTTCGGCGATGGTCAATCCACTTACTATAGGTCCATTGAATATCAGGGTCACTGGATTTTGTTGTGCTGTGTCATTCCAAGTGGTTACAGTAAACACATCATTTAGGTTTACTCCTGAAGAAATTTGTAGTGTTTGTCCTATTGCTCGATAATCTGCTTCGGTACTCACACTGATCAATATTCTAGCACCACTACGTGGAGGATCAGTAAACACCACTTGACGCCCAGGTGTGTTTGATCCTGACCAGTTAGTTACGCTGTAGGTTCCTATGATGGCGCCAATACTTTGTACTTGTAGTATATTGTCCACCCAGACCTGGATATCGTTGGGAGCATCAATAATGCTTTGGCTGTAGCCGCCACGTTGAGGTAACCCAAAACTCACCTCAACATTATCACCAATCCATTCAATACCTTCAGGTGGTTGTAGTCGCAATCCATTGCGTGTGACCACCATGTTGGCAGAATTACTGCCTTGCATGCTGTTGATTAATGTAATCACAGGTGTAGCTACCATGTTTGCATCAGCTACCTTGTACTGTGTCTGTGGAGTGCTCCAACTGTAGTCAATTGTGGCTGTGCCCGTACCTGTGCCTGCGCCTGTAGCAGTAAAAGTTACTCCCACTGTGTTTTCGGCAGCACCTATTGAAACAAAATCAGTGGTGCCAAGTGTGGCAATGGTATATTGGTTGCCTTTGATAAAATAACCAGCTTCAACTGTGGTCAAGCCAAATGCTACTAGGGCAATACCTGATCCTGGGCCGTAACTGGTGCCAAGATCAACTTCGCTTGCAAGTGTGGGCACAAAATTGATCCAGTAGTCTGTGTTAGTAATAACAACTCCAGGTGGCACATTCTGCTGTGCGCGGTAATAATTGCCACTGTTGTTTACAATGTCTAATCTTGAATAACTATTCAAAATATTCCAGGCAGTGCTGTCAATATAAGGTGTCCAAGTGATGCCACTAACTGACTCGCCATTCACAAACACATAGACATCACTGATTTCTGCGGTGTTTACTGGAATTATAACAGTGGCGCCAATGTCTCCGCCAAGGTAATTGGCACGATACAATTGACTGCCGCCGCCTAGCTCGTACACCGAAATGTTCACAATATCGCCTGCTGTCACAGTCAGTAATGTGATTGTGTAATCGTCCCAGTCGATGGTAAAATCAGTGCCTGGCACAAGATCTATTCCAGTGGTAATATTACTGACCAACACCTGCACTGGATGTTCGACAACACCTGCCCAACTCAAAGTTGAAGTTACAGCAGGTTCGTATGTGTATCGTATGGTTCCCAGTTGGAATCCATGTCCGTCACGGCTCCAGTCGGCACCCGATCTAGTGTACACACGCATGTCTAGCGTGTCAAATTCTGCACCATTGACTAACTCTTCAGGCGCATGTCCTTCATAAACATCAACAAACTGGCCGCCGTCAACATCAATATCTGTGGGCAAAGTTCCTAAAGTAGTGTCAGTAAATTCGCTTTGATATTCTGCATCAACTGCAAGTGGGTCTCCTAAGAAATAATCTCCATACACTTGCACACCGGGATAATCAACCCCGTCAATTAAAAGCGGCAATTCCAATCCGGGTTCACTTACTCCGGGAACATATAAGCCCATGGTGCGATCAACACCTGTGAGACCTTGGCCGTTGTTGTACGTTCCAGCGTTTACTAAAGTCCAATCTTCAAGATTAAATTCAGGGCCCACAACGGCGGTTGAATCTGAGCTACTTGCTTGCCACACTCTATCATCGTAGCGAACCAAAGTGCCGTCTTGGTAGGTACCATTTGGGCTCCAAGTTTGAACATCACTGAAGTACTGGAATCTATCATATTTGATCACAGTGCGAAAGCTTCTAACTAGATTATAGTTGTTTTCTGCTCCAGTTTGTTCAGTATTAAACGTTTCGCCGGTACCTGACCCAATTAGATGCACATAGGCTCGTACGCCTGTGCCGTTACCACCGCTGAATTCAACTGTGGGCGTGCTACGATATCCTTGACCAGGATCAGTTATTGTGACTGCTACTACCTGGCCCAAGCTGTTGATAACCGCTGTACCTTGTGCTTCTACTACAGCATCGCCCACAAACGTCACTTGAGGTGGTTCATTATATCCTGATCCACCATCAACTATTTGTACATTGTCAATATTCAATAGATAATTTGTATACCATTGTGAGTAAGGCCATGTTTCCCATATTGTACTTGACGCAGAAAAATCACTTTGAGTATTGATACCAGCATTAAAACTTGTAGAGTGTTCATAAGGCAACAAGATTGGACTGGTATATTTTGCTACTTGCAAATCGGTGTTAAAATATGCTGGCAAATCAAAGTCTGTATTGTCTCCAAATGCCTGATCGTTACCAGTATACTTCAAATTGAATTCTCTAATGCTCACATGATATGGCTTGACTTCTTGAATATAGTCTGCCACAAATTCTTGGTTGTCTCGACGATAGTTTTGGAACGGTAGCAGTTCTCGAATTCTATGGTCTACATCAATCAAAGATGTTTTAACTAACCATTCGGGTGCTGAGAATTCGCTCAATACAAAGTTAAACATCAGCACCAAGGACCGGTTACGTTCAATAGCCAGGTCGTCGATAAACAACTCTTCATTGATGGCTTGAATAATCTTTCGAGTTTCTATCACTGGCTCTTGATCATAGTACTGTGCATCAAATACTTCAAGATCAAATCCAAATCTGCCCAGTGCATAATCCCACAGCTCTGCTGAGAATTTAATAGTGCCATCTTGTAACACCACACGTTCCCATCCGGTGTCAGTGCTCAGATAAATTTCGTACTTGCCCTGGGCATTGGCTGTAACTTTAACCGAGCTGCCAACGTCAACTGTGAGCGTACTCAACGCTGCGTAGTTTGCAACTTCTGTGATTACCTTGGTACTGGGGTTGTATCCTGGGCGGTTCCATACAATGTAACTCCAGTAGTCTGGGGTGTTGTATCCTTGCACACTGGTCAGCACCAACACACGTTGTCCTGCTGTAACGTCACTGTTTTGTACAGTGTAAATGGTCCACAGACCTCGATTGTCGCTGTCAGAAACCACTAGGTATTTGTAACCAATGGGTATAGGACCATTGGGATTGCTCCAAATTGGTTCTTGGAATCCTAGTATTTCTTGAGTTGCCACACGCAGATTCCAGTTGGTTACTGTTACCCCATTTACTACTGTTATTTGACTCGGCTCAGGTTCGCTGGAATTCAGCAAGTTAAAGATTCTTGTTTCAACAATAGGGTATTGTGCTAATATTGCATTAGCTTTAGTGAGATAATTCTTGAGTGCGGCAAAACGATCCACAAACATGCTTTGTCTTGGACGGAACTGCACACCATAACGTTCGGCTGGACTTAGATTAGGGTCCGGCACCAAATTACCAAAAGTGTCTACTCCACAAAAACTATCTAGGAATTTTCGGTACAGATTTGAACTTAAAAACCCGTCTGCGCGATCCTGTGGAATTAATTCATATTCCACGTGAACATTGTCATTGGTCAACTCACGATCAAACTCAATGCTGATAATGGTGTCACTGGCTTCAATATAATCAGCACTATTATACAGTGCAATGGTACTGGCATTGATAGGTGCCATGTAGGCTATGCCGCTGGCACGAGGATCTTGAATGTATGATGCTACAGTACTAGCTGGTAATGTTTTACCCAGTTGTGTGGCAGTGACTGTGATGCCTCGTACCCAAAAATAATATTCAGTAGCAAATGTTCCGTCTACGGTAAGTTTAGTATTAACAGTATAAGACGCAGTATTCAACGGTACGCCTTCGCCGGTGTAGCTGCCTGGTGGTTGATCACTGACTACCCACTGATACACATCAACTTCGCTGCCCGGGAACAACTGTGCCCAGCGTCGACTTGCGTACACTATTGAATCTTGGTTAGGATCAATAAATCTTAACGAACTAACGTCCCACCACAATTCGCCTATATGTTCTGCGCCCCAGGTGGTTCCTGTGATATTTACAAAACCAACATTGTAGGATGCAGGATCTACAGCACCAATGTAGTCAAGATTCTGTCTAGCGGCTCCTAGTATTCTACCTTGCAACGGATTGATAAAATCTAAAAATTCTGACTTGGCACTAGTGATACGATCGTACAAAAATACACTGTTCAATAAACGAATGTCTACTACAGGCTGCTGTTGTCTTAGCACTGTCCACGACGGTGTACGAGTAGCGTTTTCAAATACAAATACTGCGCCAAAATCAGCAGTACTGTCACTGTAGTCGTTTTTGGGTGCGCCGGCCATGAGCACACCAGAAGTATAGTTTACTGCTGTGCCAAAACCATCATATGGTGCAACATCTGCATTGTTGATCTGTTGTCCAAAAACAAATTTGCCCGGATTGGTTATCAATAGTGTTGAGCTAGGGAGATAATCGTATGTGTATACTGATCCACTCTGTACAATAATTGAAAAGAAAACAGTACTGCCAGCATCAAAGAAAGTGGTTCCATCGTCAAATTCTGCTTCTAGATATAGCGTACCTTGTGGTGCGCCTACCACAAGGTTGACCGCAGAATCATCAATGCTTAAACTGGCACCAAATCCTGCATATTCTGTGGGATATGGACTGGTGATTGTTTGAGTCCAAACAAATGTTTCAAACCCTAAATCGTCAAATGTTGAGCCTATGGTACCGGGTGCTACTTGAAGTTTATTAAATTCTGGAGCAGCATCGGAGTTCTTCACGCTGAGCGTTAAATATCCAGCGGCATCAACTGTGGCCAATACGTTTAATACCGACAGTGAAATTTGTTGTGCTAATGCACGAACTTCTACACTGGCCAACACTGTAGTTGACTCTAATTGAGTCCAATAGGCTGTATTGGTCAATGCTGTAAATGCAGGTACATTTTGTATAGAAACGTAGATTTGTGCAGTACTGCCACTTGTGTTGTAGACCACAGTGTTGACGTCGTATCCAGTGGATGATGACCAAGACCCAGGTACTACAACCTCAATGTTGTTTACACAAATAGTATCGCCGTTGTCAAGGTCGGCCATGGGTATGGTGCTGGTAATAGTACCATACACGCGACTTTGGTTAACAAAACGCTCAACTACGCCACCTTTGAAAACTTGTTGACTACTCTGTGGCTCTCCTACATACAAACTACAGTTGTTGCTGCAAATGTCTGTGGCTTGACCAAAGTTTGAGAACTCGGCTATAATGTTTTGGTCAATTTCTTGAACCTGCTGAAATTGATTGGTTTCTATTTCAATTATGTCACCTGTGACCAAGTCAGCATTTATAGTAATAATGTTACCATTTACAGTGAATGTATTGATTAAGCCTGGACCGGCATCTACACTGTTTTGTTGATTGATCAAAAACTGACCGTTCAGCAACACGCTTACTGGTCCAGTGACTGACCCAAGCACTGTGAAATCAATTGTGCTGCCGTCGGTACCATAGATAAATTTTTGAACACTGCGGTCAAATACATAAGTTGACCCAGCTTCGGTGAAAGTTTCAACTTCGTTTACTGTTATAGTCAAATTATTGACGCCGGTTCCGCCCAGTGATGTTCCTAGAATAGTTATAGTATCATTGACTGCGTAGTCTTGCCCACCACGTACTACTGTTACTACATATGACGAGTCACTTCGACTAACATCAAATTTAGCACCAAATCCTGACCCAGATGTGCTGTACTGACTGAGATTACTGTAAGCAGCCGAGCCTGCTGCTGCCAATCCCGTACTGCTCACTGTGTCAATGGCATTTGCTATGGCTTTGTAAGGTGTACCAATCAATACCTGGCGTCCGTCTGTGGTGCAGCATACACTGTGTCCAAATCTATCTCCGGCAGTGAGTCCACCCGTGACATCGCTAGAGTCAATAGTGTAAACATAAGTAAAATATTCTTTGGCAGACACAACCAAGATGTCTGCACTGATAAATGATATCAAAAATGTTACCGTTGTGCCGGCAAACGTATAATCAAGGTTGGGTCGTAGTAGATTACCGTTTAGTTTGATACTGAATGAATAAATGTTATCAGTTTCTACTGTGGCCAAGCCCAATCTACGACCATTGGCGTCTAGATCATCTGCTAAGTTTTGTGTCACAGCAGTGTATGGAATTTGATAACTGTTGTATCTTGCAAATTCAATCAACGTTTCTTCTAGCACAGTGCCCGAGCCCGTAGCTGATCCAGTAGCGGTAAAGGTAACACCCACTGTGTTTGAAGCAGCGCCTATTGAAACAAAATCTGTGGTACCCACAGTTAGAATAGTGTATTCTGTTCCAGGTACAATAGCGGTGGCATTAACCAGCCCTGGAGTATTAATAAAAGTCACTGTATTAAGATCAGTAATAGTGTAATCTACTCCCACTGTTTGAACCTGTCTGTTTAGAGTGACTTTCAATTGATATATGTTGTCAATTTGAATTGAATTATTGATATTCCAGGATTTAGTTGACCCGTCGGCAAACACCTTTAATTGCTGCTGTTGCCAATCAACCTGACCATAGGCATGTACTTGATTTGCACCTGGTGCTCCTACATATATCCAGCGTTCGTCTTGGCTGACTGCTACAGAATATCCCATTTCTCCTGCTACAGCACGATCTGGTGCTGTAGGCGGGGTTAACAATTGCCATGTGGTATAAGGAATGCTGCCTGGTTCGCCAAGAAGAGGATCTCGGAAAATTACAAAAGCATAGCCTACATTAGCAAGACTGGCGGTACCTTGACTGGCACTGGCTCCAGCGGCGGCCCAAGTTTGGTTGCCAAAATCAGCGGCGTTGCCCAAGCCTCTTACGCCGGTGGTTTCCACTGTAAGTATTGAATCGCTTGTGCCAATGGGGCTGACTGGTATGTATTGGTCTCCATAACTTTTGACATATACATAAATCGCACCGTACTCTGTGCCAGAACCAAATCCATATCGGGGACTACCCACTAGAGCAGCCAGTCTATTGCGGGCTTGCGCCACACTGGCACCATACTGTTCGCCCGCATCTAGCAACACAGGATTCAATGAGATAATATCAGAAAATACACTGTTCTTTTGTAAAACTTCCCATAGGCCTGAGCCGTTGTTGTCTACCCAGACTTTGGCACCTGGTAGAATATTGTTGGCATATGGCAAATTGATCACATCGCTGGCCTGGTCCACACGCATAGTCTGTAAGGTGAATCCCAGTCCTAGTCCATTGGCTACCACACGATCGCCAGTAAAATTAAACGCTATATTCACTGTGGTCAAATTTGCCACTGATAATACCTGATATACACCGTTAATTTCAGGGTCAAAGAATTTAATAATTAGTTTATTGCCTGCTGTCAAGCCATGTTGAGCGTTAAAAATCACACGGCTTGTGCCATCTAAGTTGTCGCAAACGTGCTGGATTACACCAGGTACAGCTTGGGCACGATATATGTTCCAGTCGTAAGAGTTGACCTTGGCCACCCATATACTGGTTCCCACTTGAATAGCATCAATATTGGCAGCAAGGCTGGCTGCATTCTCAATGTCAAATACTGTGATATCAACATCTTCAAGATTTACATAACCAGCACTTGGCAGAGCCGTATCTGTTGGTAAGTCCGTGGTTACTGGCAAGATATCAGTGGATGTTAATGCAAAACTTTGTCGCCACACATTACTGAAGAAGATAGTTTGATCAGCTTCACTTGCCTGTTGTGGATAAATTACTTGTACTAAACTAGGATTGCTATCTAACAATGCGCGATTTAGCCTTAGTTCAAAGAAACTACGGTTTGCATTGGCACCATATACTGCACGTTGCACTGCCCAATTTTCATAGATGTCATAGTCTGCAGATTCTTTTCCAAGATTGGCTTGTTTGAATAGTTCTGCCGCAAGTATAGTACCTTTAGTTCTAAGGAATTGTCGGTATACATTTACTTGACTAACATCGTCTAAATTCAACGCAGCCATGTATTGGCGAGGTTTAAATCCAATCAGACCATATGCCAACAAATCGTTGTCTGATTCAATATTGGCTGTGTTAATATTGTAGCTATTAGCTAGTTGATTGGCTTTGTTGGCCAAGTTAGGTAGTAAACCTAGTTCAATTTGAGTGTAATCGCTTTGGGTCCAAACATTAAAATCAAATTTGTCGGTAGGTTGCACAATGGTCAGTGCTGACCAATAGACATTTTTATATTTGACAATTTCGCCTTTGCTATAGGTTCGTAAACCAGTCCATTCTTGAACATTGTCTTGATTTAATATAAATCCTGGAGTATCAACACTTCCAGTCCAATCTGAGGTGGTAAGTGCCACCAAAGTCAACCGACTTTGTCTTGCGCCGGTCACCGGATCATAGATCAAATCTCCAAACACACTTTGATTGTTTAAAACAATCATGTGTTCGTAATTGGTAAATCTCATATCAATATAACTGATAGCATCTAGATTTAATGGTTCAACAGAGAACCTATTGCCTAGTCTAACAATATTGAGTGAACGCTGTGGTATTTCTTGTGAATTTTGATTCAACAGCAAGTTTTCTGTGGTTTCGACGTTGATGCTATCAACCACAGCAAGTGGTCTAGTAATTTCTAGTTTGGCAGCCAGTGGATTAAGATTGATAATTGCATCTTGACCCCAGCCTTGCTGACTCCAATACAAAAATTCATTGATCATGCGCGGCCAATCTAACACATAACCATTGGCGGTGTTGGTAAATGCCAATCCTTGTGTATCTAAAAGTTTACCGTAACTGGCCAAGAAATCACACACAGTAGTTTCGTTGCTGAATACAAATCCATATGGTACTTGTATCACAGTATCAGTGTAAAATGTAGGAATACGTACGGTGATACCACCCGAGCTGTAAGTAGCCAATTTGCCCACAGCCTGGCTTTGCAGAATGTTAAAATAAGGCTGCGAATTACCAAATCCAAACACAGCATAACCATTGGCAACTTTTTGCACAGCCACGCTACTGTATCTCACTTGATCAAAAGGTTGATTCTTGTACAACAAAATGTCATAACTTTGATCAGGAATCAACAAAGCAGTGTTGGTTGAATTAGGACTAGATTTTTCTGTAAACAACTTGATATATTGTTTGTCACTAAATGACGCCATACGATAGCACAATCGTACATCTAGATTTTTAAGATCCGCAGTCAATAAGTCAGTTGAATCAATGCCAGTCTGACGATTATAATCCACAATCCAATTGATATAACTGGCCTTGCTTGTACCATTGCCATATACTTCAACGCCGTTAGCGTCTAAACGATAGCGATCATCAAGTAGATATTGGTCGTAGTCTAAATTGTATCGATATCTATCACGATCAGCGAACAAAGCAAAAAACTTTGCTGGTCGTGTTACCGCCAGCACATGCATCACAGAAAATGGATACGATGAACTATTGTACCATGATGCTTCAACCGGGCCGCCGTCGCCTAACGCCCAACTCTTAGAAAATTTACTGTTAAGACCTGTATTCAAAGGAGTAAATCCTACCACAGAATTAAGCGGGCTCAATAAATTGCCTTCGCTGTCGGTAGGAATTACCGAGGTCAACCCTGGTCGCACATAATTTGGGACTGTGTAGGGTGCAACAGGATCAGCCACTAAACCAATTTCTAAATCGTCCCATAACACCAAGTTGTCAGAAGTGTAAGGGGCCGGACCATAACGATCTTGCCACCAGGCAGGCTCATCAGTTAATCCCAACATTTCCCACGGTGTTAGGCTAGGTTGTTCTGTATCGTAAAAATACCGATAAATTCCCCGCCAGGCACCTAACAACGGTTGATTGTCAAGGCGATTGTTACTGCTACTGTAGTTGTAGGTAAATTCGTTGCTGGCCAAATAATTTTGCTGATTATAGTCTAGTTTATTCCATCCACAGTAGGACAAGAAATCACTATTAAAGATAGTGTTGATTTCTTCAAACGTGTATCCTGTGTCGCGAAACTGCCCAGGTAACACATCATCTATAGTGAGCGGCACTGGATTGTCATCTAGTTTAAGATTATTATAAATTCGTGTTTCAAATTCCAATAACACATCATCGCGAATGTCATCAAACACAGGAGTGGTACTACCATCATGGCCTAATATAAATTGTGCTGTTCCATTACTGGTTACCTGAGTGATCAACGCTGGTTTCCAAGAAGGATACAGTCCTAATTTGGTAGGTGTGTTAGGTAGAAAACTTCCATAAGTGGTGTTGTATTCATTGATCAGTATTATATCTCCTGGTACCAATGGAGACAACACAGTGATACGTGGACCGTCAGTGGCCACAGTATAGTCTGTACCTCGAGTTAACTGCTGACCATTGAGATATACCAAAAGACCAAGATAATTTTGAGTAGTAAAATCATACACCTGTACAGTATCAAAAACATTGGTGGTGATAAAACTCACAGTGTAAGAATTGCTGGCATAGGTTATACCAGCAGGAATCATGTCGCTCCAATAAAATGGTTGAGTATCTAGTTTGCCCAAGGTCACATTTTGTATAGCAGTATCAAGTACTTGTGCTGTGGTTTCAAATCCAAGGTTTTGAGTTAACACTGAATCCAGCATTTGTGCTTTAAATTTGGTATATTCGCGGCTGTTGTATTGCATAGCGGCAAAAATATTAAAGTCACTGCTACGCATGAAATATCCGGCCAGCGTCAATGGTGAGCTCTGTTGTAAGATAACTAGACCGTAAGGAATTATGTTGCCAAGATCTCGAGTGTTGTTGGCACCATTGACTGGACCTTGAAGAGTTTGCAGATTTTCGCAGATGCTTTGATAATGAGTGCGAATAGTTCCCAGTGTAAACTCTTGTGAGTTTGAGTTTAACGGATTACTTTGCAAATTGTTAGGTACTTGATAAAATGCAACTTTACTGGTTTGATTGCTTAATACCAGGACTTCTACAATATCTGTCAGTTCATAGGTATTGAGTAAAGTTATAGTAGTACTGTTATCAGTGGTAGTATAGGTATATGTGCTGGGATCTATAAAAATACTTCCTACATATATTTTAATCACTGGTACGGCGATAGATGTTTGAGTCAATGCTGCTACATCTAGTTTGAGTGTAGCACCTGTGTATGAAAACTTAAACTGCTGATAAAGTTGTTGATCCACTGCGGCTTTTTGCCACCCTATTAACTTTTGATAATTGATTCGGCTAGAGTATTCTCTTACAGACCCAGAACTAATGTCTGATGTAACACTAACGTTGTCAACAACATACAAGAACGTATCAACATACAAATTGTTGTCAAAAACTATGTCGCCAACGTTGTTGATATTCAAATACTTAAGAGGAAACTGCAAAATTGGGTCAAGAATACCTGTGTCACCCACAGCATAACTAAACAGCTTTGATCCTGCAAATGTGGTTGATTGATATTGTGTGCCATCTCCAAAACTCACGCCATCAGAATTATAAATATTGAACAATGGTGCTTGTTGTACTGAAGTTTTTTGTTGGGCTTCGACCCATTCAATTCCGTTGTACCAAAAAGTTTTTCCAGCAATGTCAGTGCCGTTGATACACACTGTAGATTCATCTAGTAAAACCAATCCGTCAGTGGCCTGCGTCAGGGTAATAATAGGTTGTGCTATCAACGGATCTACAGTATCTGGAGTCACAAAGCTCACGATATAAATTTTGTTGCGCACAGATGTATCTTCATCTGCTGCAAAAATAACTCGTGTGCCTTCTACAAAAGTGTAACCAGCGGTAGTGTAACTGGTAGATCCTTCGATGTTAGAAAAAGCATCTGTGGCTTCAAAATCAATAATATCAACTGGCGCTTTGCCTGACGTTCCCATGTTCCACAGACGCATTCCTGGTCTGAATTGAATAATTGGTCTCTTGGCTCTGTAGTTGTTGTCCAATACTGCGGTAGTGTTATTGTACTCAGCCGTGGCATTGAGTACATCAATATGGAACCAACGATTACTTCTAGACCATGCATTTAAATCTTTACTTGCACGATTAATGGTCAAATAGTCTGGTTGAGCAGGTTCTGAAGCTATAGTACTGTCGTCTGCATCTTCTACATAGAGTTCTGGCACAACATAATTTGTTGTAGGCAAAAGTTCAATTGCAGTACCTACACCACTCACGTAATATTCTCTATTGCTAATAGCCGTAGCCACTGCGGTGCCTATACCGCTGGCCAACACCACCGCAGGACCACCTTCCACTGCGCTAACAGTAAATTTTATCCCGTTAGCTGAAATTGATCTTACATAGTAGGTCTGGCCGGGATTGAGACCGCCCAGTGACGGTGAAGAAAATACTACTTGTTGACCTACGTACAAATCTGTAGCATTGTTGTAGGTAATATAGTTTGTACCAGCTTCGGTGGCTGTGTATTCAAATTCAGACAAGCCAGATGCATAACTGCTAGGAGACACATCACCAACGAAGCGAACCCGCAAGCCGTTGCTGAATGTTACACCATTGGGACTGGTATAATTTTGACGACCTAGTATTTCGTCCACATATATCACATTGGTTTGTGTTTGTTCTATTAATTTAATACGTCCAAATATTTCTGGGTCTGTTCCGTCTTGATAATACAAGGTATCTTGTACTGCTGACAATAGAGGAATTTGTTGAAATTGTCCGGTGGCATCTTTGTACCATTGAGTATTACTATAGGTCAGACCGTATCCAATAGTAAACTTTTCCAACGATGCAATATCAGATACCTTGTTCAATTGTATGTACATGATACCTGCAATGTTTTCGTAACTGATTTGATACTTTTGATAGCGTTGATTAGGTGCAATATCAATGGTGTAATCATAAGGCACACTGTCATAGCTGCCTGCCACACCCACATTAGATGGATCATCTATCAGTGGATCAAAGAAACTAGTACGATACCAGCCACCTGCTTCAGTATCTTCTATGGGGTTGGTAAACACCAGAGTACGACCATCAAGATTTGTAATCCCGTCAATACCATTGTATTGGTTGATAAATTCGCTGACTGGTTGATTGTTAATTTGTGCAAACTGCATGTCTGTTAACAAATCAACTGTACCAATATTGGTCAAGTTGTAATAGAAACTCTGTGCGTCTTTGTACGGAACATTAAAAGTAATGGTGCCTAAATCTTCACCGTTATTGATTACTCCCAGTATGTTTCTACTACTGATGTTGGGAGTAGCAGGTAACGTTCCTGACACTCCTGGAGCAGTCTGAATCCAAAAACCCGGTCCGGTGCCTGGTGTACCATCAACAATGTTTAAAATACCTTGCATGCTGCCTTGATTTTGAGCCACATAGTATAATGTATCAGGAGCATCTTGTGGTACTGTAAATGTTACCAGGCCAGAACTGGCACCATTGCGGCTGACTCCTTGTGTGTAAGCGTCTCCTGTACCAGTGGTAGCTGAGGTTTTGATCCAAAAAGGATATACTCCATCTAGAGTTAAATTAAACACATAAGTATTGCCGCGAGCTAGTTCCAGACTAGGATTGTTTTGAAAATCAATTACATAGGCCGTGGTGCCTGAATTTTTTACTCGATAATTAACAGTTTCTTTAGTGTTTTGGGCAACTTGAAAAGTATAATTGCCACCGCGCACCAATTCAATCACCGGATTGTCACCATTAATGCCAGAAAAACTATAGACCCCATTGGCTCGAGTTACTGTAAAATTGTCTGAGGTAGGGACGCCCGTAGCTCCAACATCTACCACATCTGGGCCACCAGGTACCCAAAAATATTGTGAAAAATTCACAAATGCATCAAAATCTACAAAAGGATCCCAGGTATAGTATTCACTAGAGTACAGCCGATCTGGGCGATTGCTGTTACCGCCTTGGAATCCAATAGCATCGTTTAGTCCAGGATAGGTAATAGCATTGCGAATCTGGCTGGTTTCAGGTATGAGGCTAACTACTCCAGGTTCCAATTGGTAATTGGCTCTGGTAGCTGTGGGTTCAACCACATACTTGTCGTTGGGATTAACTCCCGGGCCCACCGAGCGCCCAATAAAGCCTTGTGTTTTTCTAAAGTTAGGCTCTTGGATCAGTTGATCAAGAGTAGCGGCCAAAAATTGTTTGTTAGCATCAGTCTGAAAAATTTCAGGAAGAAAATCTACACTACGAACTGTTGCCATTAAATTACTCCGCTACCAGGGGCAGTACGCAAGTTGGTACTGGTCAATGCTTCAATTACTTCAATGTTATTGATAGTGGCACCATTAGCAAATATTTCATTTGGCTCTGAGCGTATTTCGTACAAGTCGCCAAAGTACTTTTGTGGGTTCAACGGAACCAAAACAACTGAACTAATAATACTACCCAAATTACTATGTAGGTAGGCCGCAAGTTCTGAAAAGTAAAAAGTATCTCCAAAGTTCCATTTATCAATGCTAAAATATGTATTCATTGCAGCAACTACAGAACTTTTTATTTCACTAGTACTAGCAGTTGAACCGCTAGCTCTAATGACTTTAATAGTGGCACGTAGTTCTTGTGCTGCTTTTTGTCCAAACAATGGTTTGAACACAACAGAATTTAAAATAATATTGTCGCTCAGCATCTTGTAGTTCTGCAGACCTTGATAAGTGGTTGTTAATTCATCAAGGGTCGGGGCGTCAGGTTCAATCACTGTGTCTGTAGTATCCTGAATCCAGTTTTGATATGCAGTATAATAGGCCAAAGTAACCACATATAAATCAATAATATTAGTAGTGCCTGGATCAATGCGTGTAGTTAAAGGGGCATTGTGTCTATATTGAAAATATAAATTTTGTCGACCTGTTTTGGCCAGCCATTCTGTACTGACATCAATCAAGGTTCTTAGTCCTGTGGCGCCCACGCTCAATTGATAAAATGCTTCGTCGGTGTAGGCATAAAAAATCTGGCCTGGAGACCACTCAGTCTTGGCCAACTCAATATCATCTAGAGTGGCATAGTCACTGACGACTTCGCCCTGAGCTACTAAAAGATAACGTTGTAAATTATCAAAGTCCACTGTTTTTTGTAGGTATACATACTTTTGCGTAGGGTCTACAGAAGGAGCAACAATGTCAGCAAAAAAATCAGGGTTGTCAGGTACACCATCGTTGTCACTGTCACGATAACTGACCAGCACTTGAAAATCGTCCACATAGCCGTCAGACTCAACAGGTTGTCCAGTAATTGTCATGATAATATCTCCAGACAAATGATCGGTAGAGTCAGGTTTGGTGTTTACTGCTAAAACATTAATATAGTCCTTGATCACTGTGCCAGTTCGTGAATCGTAAATTTGTGATCCATCATAGAAGAAAAAGCGTGTGCTCAATACTGAACCAAAGTAATAGGCTAAGCCACGGAAAGTGATTGTGTAATTTTGATTTTGAACCACAAACTGGACCAACCAAGATGCATCTTGATTTGTGCCTGATGTAGATCCTGCGTTGGCTTGACTAAATGCACTGCCAGCCGCTAGGTTGGTACTGGTGATCAAGTACCAGCTGTAAGGAGTTCCAGTAATATCACCATTACTGTCGTAGCCAATACCAAAGTTACGATTGAGCAAAATTTGTTCAGCCATGGCCTGTTCCAATGCCAATGGCAAGTCTGAAACAAACAGTGGAATAATAGTATCAACTAGGGCACCAGTTGGTATAAAATTATTCAGCGTGATAGGGCCTGCACCTGAACTGAGATTTCCAAGTCCATTGTTGTATCCAGTGCCTTGTATGCTCAATGGACTGGCCCAAATTTCCAGTGTTTCGTCGGCGCGACTGGGTGTGCCAGGCTTGAGTCTATTGTTAGCGTCAAAGTAGTAACCAGCAGGTGGTACAAATTTTATCAAACTGCCCACTGCCACATACCTAAAATTGGTAGTGGTAGTAAGTCCTACAGGAATTGGGGTACCGTTGGGCCAAGTTGCAGATGTCACTGCATTTCTAAAATAACCAGTTGTTTCATTGGCCAAGGTGGTACTCTGATTCCAGGTGGCGTCCGGAACCCAGGTAGTGCCGCCATATGTGGGCAGAGTAGACTCAGTTACCCTTGGAAAGTTAGCATAGTAAAACTGCTTCATGGTAGTTTCAGCTAGGCCAGGTTGTACCTGATTGGAAATCACATCCGCTATTTCATTTCGGTTAGTGTATGAAAACAAAATAGTGGGCAATATGTTTTGTTCCCACAGCCCGCCATCAGCACCAAAACTGTTGGTGCTAGAATATTTGCCTGTGTTGTCCACAAGGTCAAGATAACGGCTGGTACCAATTGAGGCACGATTCACAGCCTTGCTTTTCACAATTGAATTGTATTGTGTGTACGGGAAGAGATTGTAGTCTTCGCCGTTGACCATACGATTTTGAGTGTAGTATTGTGCAGGCGCACGTTGTTTGATTTGATCGATAGTTTCACGTGCCTGGCTATTGCTCACAGGTCTTGTGATACCGCAGGTGAATGTGATGGTTTCTAGATTGCCGTTGCGACTGATGTAACTGATGGGAATAGTTACACTCTGCATTTCTTCAGGATTGATAATGTATTGCAATCCGTTTGATGCACGAACATAGGCACGGAACGTACCTACTGGGATCTCTGAAAACACACCGTCGCCAAACACCAAGGTGATTTGATCATTGGTACGTGATGTCACTGTGTAGATTGGACGCAAAGTGGTTCCAATTTGTTCAGCAGCCGCTGCATAAATGTTTTCTGTGTATTCCCATTCGCGGTTGATATTGCCCACATTATCCAGCTGATACAACCAACGGTCTTCGTTGTTGACACCTTCAATATTGATGTTTACTGTGCGGTTGCTAATTTTTTCAGCCAAGTTAAAATCTTGATTCTGTAACACACCTTGTTTGAACATAAAAAAGTAACCTGTATTGGCAGATTGAAATCCCAGTTGATCGTTTCTAAACAAAATGTTAAAAGGCTGGTTCGCTCTTGGACTTGGTTCGTACAAATAATCTGCGCCCACCGATGTAGATGTCATGGCTTCAAATGGCATGTTTACACCATCAACAGTGGCTGTATAAGGCACAATTGGCAAATAACCAGGTACCAAGTTAATACCATATTCGTCTGTTCTTACGCCTAAAATGGTCTGGCGGTTACCGGGACGTCCTACTCGTTGAGTATTAACAAGGCTGGCATTGATAATGGTAGTAAATTGTTCTTGCCAATCTGGATTAGTAGGGTCTGCCCAGTTAACTGTGACATTGCTTAAATTTATTCCTTGATAGTCTATAACATTTTCTGTTGTTGTTACTGAAAAAACTTTGAGTAATCCTTGGGCAGCGGTATTTCGTTTGGCAGTATAACTAACCAAGTTAGCAAGACGCACAACAGAATCCCTACGTTCTGCCGTGTCCATGTAGTTTTCGCGAGTGTTTAAGTCAGTGCGGAAGGCCAGGGCTTGGCCCATGAAGGCCATGACATCTAGTAATGCAATAAACTCTGACGACTCAATGTAGTCATTGAATGTCTCAGGATAGTACAAACGCAAATAATCAATAAAACTCTTACGTAGTGTTTCAAAGTCGTAGCTTTGAAAATCGGCTTCGCGATAAGTTTGATAGATCTGTTTCCAGTCCTCAACTCCAAATATTGCCGTTTGTCTTGTTGTTGTTGCCATCTTAGATATGCCTCTGTGTTTTATTTATCGGGGCTGAAAACGGCTTAGTTATACATAGGAGGCATTGCGCTGTTGAAAATCAAAGAAAATACTCAACCTCTCGGCATTGGTACTGGGAACCACTGTGAGTTCTATTTGTATTAAAATACCGTTATTTTGTGGGAACGTTTGGATGTCGCTGATGTAGATTCTAGGATCACCGCCGGCCACTCGCTGAATTTCTGTTTCAATGGCCTGTTGTAATTCTTCCAGTTGCGGCTCAAACAGATAATCCCATATCACAGTGCCATAACCTGGTCTCCCAGGCAGTTGTCCTTGGCGAATATTAAACGCATTCAACAAGTCGCGTTTGACCAGTTCAAAATTAGTGAGTGTAAATTTTTTAAACTGATTTTGTGTGTTGAATCCAATAAATTTTTGTATCATGCTGTATTTATAGAGCGTTATTCGCCTGCCCGTTGACCTTCAATCTTGAGAGATAGTTGATATAATAATTCTTTTATCTGGCGAAATTGCTCAACGATGTATTGAACTAAACTTGCTATTTTACTTGGCGAATTTGACTGAAAAGAATTAACTACTTGTTTTTGTGATGCACTCAACCGGTCGTAGATAGCAAATACTTCTGAAGCAAGTACAGGACCTTGAGGATTATATGCCTGACTAGCAGTTTGAAATTCGTTGTTTACTGCGTCGTATTGTTGTTGAGTAATAAATTGCTGATTTGCTAATGCTTCTATCTTTGTTTTTACCACTTCTAAGGCCCGGCCTGCTACATTGATGTATTTGTTTATAAGCTCAACAGATTTGATCACATACGCTTCGCCGTCAGCTTGATTTTCAATTGTTTGTTTTGGTCCATAGTTGGGTGTGGGAACTTTGTCGTCCCCAATGACTCGGGTGCTAGCAGCATCTACTGTGGCACGATTTACTGTGTTAGAGGATGGCACCGGCGTGTCTTCTTGTTTGAACGCCGTGGGAATTTTAGTTTGCACCAAGTTCACAGCAAATGCACCGTCGCGTACCGCAGATGAAAACTCTGCTTGTAGCGCACCTGTTGCATCTCCAGGTATGGGAAGACCTTTCACAAATGCTTCAGCACTGGGTAAATCTTTTGCAGCATTTAATGCCATGCCGGCAAGACCTTGACTAGATAAATTTTGAACGGGCACGCCTACTGCTGCCAGTCCAGCGACACCTTTAGTCATGAGATCTTGTTGTATTTGACTTTGTTTGGGTATGTTTTGCAATAGGTCTGTGGCAGTCTTTATTCCGTCTTTTCCAGTCCATACCGCAGGACTTTTAATCACATCAGCAAACACATTTGTACCTGCTGCTAGCAATGCTTTTGTACCCGGTTTTACATAACCAGCAGTTTCTAATTGTCCAACATCAAGTCCGAATGATCCAAGACCTTTGGTATTGCTTAACACTGAACTGGCTTGGTTTACTAGATTTTTAGCCTGTGCCAACACTCCGTTGACTTCAGGTACACTCATGGGTCCTAGTCTGGCCACAGCACCTGCAGGATTAGTACTACCAGCAATTTTAGTAAAATCCGCAGCGTCGATGGGGCTGGTCACTGAAAATTGTGTGAGTGTGCGATTGATAGTTTCAATACTTTTGATAGCTGTTGATCCCTGTATGCCAGCAGCTCCTACTAGTGCAGTGCCCAAGCCGGATACCGAGTTGACTGCTGGACCCACAGCGGCTGTAAGTCCTGGAGTAATACCGGCCAATGATCCGCTAATGGCACCGCCGGCGGCGCCCAAGCCACTGGCCACGCTGCCTATTACACTATTAAACGCACCAGCTCCGCCATTGACGCCGCCGCGAGCGAATGCCGCGTCAACTGATGGTATGCGCCCAGTGGTTAGGTCTACCCCAGATGCTGATAGTCTGGATGTAAAACTTCCCACGTCGAGACTGCCGGTTACACCTGCCTGAGCTTGTGCTACCATGGCCTGTGCTCCGGCCAGGCCGTCTGCAGCTTGTGTTGCGGCGCTTAGTGTTTCACCTGGTTTGAATCCTACTAGGCTACCAGTGTCGGCTTGTTTCTTGAATATTGCAAATGCCTGCTCACGTGTGAGTCCTGGTGGACCTTTGATGGCAAATGTTTTTGCAGAGCCGTCAGGGTTTGTGGGCACTGATCCTGTGGCCGGTATGTCAGTTGCTGTTCCTGTGGTGTCTTCAGGCGGGCGCGGATAACCAAGTTGGGTTAAACTAGGCAATCCTCTGCGCAGGCGTTCTCTATTGGTGTTGTCCCAGACAATGTAGTCATTGCCAGTATAGGTTAGGTCTTCATCTTTTGTTTTGGAATACAGGCCAGCTTCAAACTTGCTAGCACCTTTGCTAACACTGGCTTTGAGTTGATCAAGATTAAATGTAAATTCAGCCATGTTATTTTGCCTGTATTTCTACACCAGCCGGAACTGGTACTGCACCTGGTGGCGGGCTTGGTTTACCTTCTTCGAACGCAATCTCAACATCCACGCCCTTGTTGTGATAAGGATATGGTTCGTGCGTGGGCGCTCGGTTCACAATGCTTTCAAGTCCTTCGGGTTTGACTATCCAACCTCGGCTGGTATCCCATTCAGTATCGTCTAAGAGTGTTTTGGTCAAGGGTTGTGGTGTGTTCACTTGACCCGCGGCAGGCCCGTTGAGATCAATGCCGCCTGCTTGTAATACCAGCGCAGATCCTGCGCCCCAGGATCCTGATGAGCTGTTCAATGTCAATGTTCCATCAGCTTTGACTCCAATTGTGTTTTTGCTATACAGTGTGATATCTTCCTGTGCTTGAATGGCCAAGAATGTGCCAGACTCTATCTGCATATCTTCTTTGCTTTTCATTTTAAAATATCGTCCAGCAAACATATTAATATCTCTGTCAGCGTGAAAATTAATATCTCCTTTAGTACGTACATTTACAGAATTTGTAGCATAGACGTCTACTGTACCTTCAACCCCAAATTCCAACCAGGTTTGACCATTGGCATGCACAATGTAAAAAAAGTTGCCAGAGTCACTCATTGTGATTTGATGGCCAAGACTGGTTCGCAAACGCAACAAAGCGTTGTTGCCGTCTAGATCACCGTCATCCATAACCAAGCTATGACCACCTATTCGACCAATTACTCTAGCATCACCAGGTTTGATTTCTCCTGAATTTAATTTACTTCTAATGTCATTGGGTTTCATGCCACCTTGATAAATGGCTGTACCTGGTGTGCTGATGCCAAACACAGCACTAGGCGTTTCGCGCTGACTAGAGCTTTTAATTGTGCCGCGCTCAAGATCTGTAATCAATCCTTGTTGCAACAATGCTTGTGCGAGATAACCGTGTACTGGTTTGGGTTGATCATAAAATCTTGGATTGTTAAAAATACCATCGTTATTAATGTTAATTTCTGACACTGGTAATCTAGGTGCGTCAGCAAAATAAGTTTCTTGATTTTGATTTTGTATTTCTGCTTGTGTTGAGGATGCTGAACCAATAGCTGGCACCATGTGCCCTAGCCCTTGTTCCGGAACTACCCCAATATAAAAACCCTGTGAGCGGTCACCATTGACAAATATGCAAATTACAGTTACTCCTACGTCAGGTGGTGTAAACCACATACCATAGCTGGTGGGGTTTCCAGGATAAGCACCAATACCTTGTGTAGCCCCTTGGCTTTGGCTAGGCGGTGTATTACCATAAAATGCAGGCATGTAACTCACAGTAGTCCAGGTAGCTTCGTTACTCATGCTATTGATATCTGATCCTGAACTAAAAGCATCAATGTAAACTCGCAATCGCCCCGACCGTGTGGGGTCTACCGTGCTCATTACCACGCCAGTAAATGGCCCAAACTCCGCAGGTACGCCGCCTCGATCTAGTTTATAATTGCGCGGTCTTCCTCTACTGCGTTCTACATTCTCTGCCATAATTAATCTCTTACAATTTGTTGCTCAGCTGGATTAGTGGGGCTGTTTGATGTCGTGCCAGCGGCAGCGGCTGCTTGACGCTGGCGTTGAATATCTCTCAAACTGCCTGGAACAATGGGTCGTCCAGGTAATTTTGGCGGACCGTTTCCGGCTTCTTCTGTTGTTGTGCCAACTGTGCCTCCAGTGCCGTCAGTTGGTGCAGTAGGTGCACCTGCAGGTCCAAGATTTGCGCCTGCTGTGATACCTTGTCGTGTAATGCTGGGATTACCAAGGGCTGCGCCCTCACCAGTTTCAGCAAATTTTGCTTGTTTGTATGCGCCTTGTGCTCCAAGAATTGCACGTTTACCACCGTCACCTGTGTCAAGGCGTCTAGGATCTGTTGCTGCAAAATTAGATCTAGCTTTTTGAGCAGCTTCCTCTGTTAAATTTACACCGGATCGGGCAGCAGTTTCTTTGGTTTTATTTGCTGTATTATTACTTCGACCAGCATCGCTGCCAGTTTTGTTAGTGGCCAGTGCAGCCACTGAAGGTTTGGCGGCATTGCTAGCATCTGATTTCAAAAAAGTGTAAAGTTTGCCTTCAAGAGTTTGTTCAAATCTTCCAGATCTAAATTCACTGGTAACCTTGGTAGCAATATACACTCGACTTTGCAAGGCCACTCGAGCGTTGTATTTTTTTTGTGTCTGGCTATAAGGATCTGCCAGGCCGGTACTGAGATCATAGTCTTCGGGGCGTTGCCAAACTATTTCAAACAAAATTTCTTGATTGTCAAATGCCACTGATCCGTCAGGCATGAAACCGGAGGTCAGTGCGTTGCCACCAAATGTTTCTTGAGTAACAGGACGAAAAAAACTACCTTGCGCGATCCAAGCAGGGTCACCAATGATTTTAATTTTGGCATTTTTCAATCCTGCTGGATCATAAAGCAACTCAGCTGCATTGGCGCCTAATTCAAAACTCTTGCCCAGGGCACCTGCACTGGATTCTACACTGCGAGCCTGATAGGTATACATCATGATTTCATTTAAACTTGCAGTTTGTGCGTTGCGTAATTTTGTTGCTGCGGCATCCTCTTCAACATTGCCACTCAAGGTCATTCTAAAAATACCATTGAGATTTTCTTGGTACTCCAACACCGCGGTATTTTTGCCAGTAAACCAATAAGGATAACTTTTGTGAACTCCACTAAACTTGTTCACTGGAAAATATACGCTGGCTAGATTCTTGATCAAAAAAGGACTCACAGTGTATTTGATATCGTAAGCATAGTCGTTTCTTTTGCCATCAAGTTTGCTGCTGCGCGGTTGAGCACTCATGTTTATGATGTACCATTTTACTGGCTCGTTGTAATTGAGATTCTTGGTGGGTATTTGACGTCCTTCTTCATCAATGGTAAACAAGGCCTGCGAACTGATGTAGCTGCTGTTGCGAATGGCTAATTCAATCACTTGCAAAATTTGTTGGCCAGCAGTGATACTGAAACTTCTGCTAACATTGTCTACTCGGTTACTATCAGGACTAATATTGCCGCCGCTACCAGCAACCCCGCTAGCAGTTCTAAGTTTGTCTATTTTAACTGTATTCTGTGCTAAGGTGGCTCCGGCTATTTTCTCAGAGCCAGGCCCAACAAATTCAATTGAATAGTTGTCAGCCTGTTCATAAACACCATCCAGCACAAGTTTTTGTTGAAAGTCATTCATGGCCTGCATGAGTCCTTGTACAATGGTACGTGAAGGATTAGGCGCAGACACAGCAGTTTGTGGTGCTGGTGCGCCAGTTGACGCGGTCCCATCATTTTCGTAATATGTGGTAGTTGATGTTCCAGGACTGGATGCAGGTGTCACTGCTGATGAATATTTTGCCTGCCCACCTAGTAATTTGTCTATACTGGCAGCATTGAGCTGTAAATCATAGGGAATGGTCCCACGGGCTGTAGACCCAGCAATGTGCAGCCCCACAGGTTTGCATTTCCATTCATAACTGGTAGTCTTGGTACCCACTGTCCAGTCTATATTTACAATCTGAAATGGCACAAGTTTTTCTACCACTGCCTTGGTATCACTGGTTTGGCTGCCTACTGTGAGGCCTCCTTTAATGGGCATCACAATGTTGCCATTTTGATCATATCCATAAAATCTAATCACCATGACATAGGTGGCAGCAAGATAGTTGACTTTGCCGTTTTCATTTTGAGGTGAATGATTTTCCACAGCATCTCGCAAGCGTTCCAGCAGGGTCACGCCCTGTGGTTCTATCAAGGTAAATTTTAGATCAGTGTCAAAGTGTGCTCCACCTGAGCCGCCACCTGGTAATTTGTTTTCTAGCGTTACTGAATCTATATAGAAATCATTGTCAAAAAATGGATTACGTCCACCATCGGGGTAGTTGCGTTCTTCTGGGGGCACGGTGCCACCGTCTTGATCCGTGGTGCCAGCTGCGGGCTGTGGCCTAAATCCGTCACGATTCAACGGTGCTCCTCCAGTTTGAAATAGCAATTGATAACCGTCAAGTTTGAGATTGTTGCCAAACAACAATCTCTTGTATTGCGAGTCATTGCACAGATACACAGATATCTGATAGGAATAACTGTAATAATCATCCAGCACGTTTGGTTGAGGAATGATCTTGACAAGACTGGCTTCGCTGGCGTTTACTTCAGTTTGTTTAGTAGATGTAGAATTGTTGGCTGCATCATCCCGAGTGGGTGGACCAGGTTCTGTTTTTAACTCAACACTACCTGGTGTGCCACCAGGAGCGTCCAACTCACCTGCTTCAGGAGCCTTTCTAAGATTAGATAGCGTGCCGTCGGCGGCCCTGACATCTAATCCCCTGGCGTTGCCGTTGGTATTATAACCGTTAGTAGCTTGTGTTTGTTCTGTGGTACGCACTGGAGCATTGGTGCCTGTGTCGCCGCCTGTGTCAGAGGTCGTTGGTGTTTCGGCACTAGCAGGGGTTGAAGTATCTGGCGGCGCTACTACACGACCGTTACCAGCAACTTGCACTGCTGCGGGCGCATTAGGTCCCTTGGGTGCATCATCCTGGGCAGCCTGGCTGGCTGTAACCGGTGGTTGTGGTTGCTGTCCTGGCGCCTGCGCCTGGGATAGTGCTTGTTCTGCTTCTGCCAGTTCTCGTCGTTGATTTGCGATAACCTCCTGATTTCTTGCCTGTACTGTTTCACCAGTTCGTCTTTGTGCTTCTGACAGGTTAGGATTCGCCAACAATTGATCTCGTTGAGCAATCAACTGCTCAGATCTTGCAATGTCTCGTTTAAGACGATTGATAATAACTTCTAGTTCAGCTACGGTGGCCATAGATTAAAACCCCAATACTGATTTCAGCGTTGTAATTTTTGGCAAATATATCAAGGTGCCTACTTTAAAGTCCAAAGGTGGTGCTTGCAGGGTGTTGGGATTGCGTTGATAAAACACCCACCACAAAGTGGCATTGTCATAAAGGTCAAATGCCAACATGTCTGGTCGATACTGATAAGTGGTATTGATCACAAAAGTCTGATCGTCATCCTCTTTGGGTATAGGCCTATTGACCATGACATCAAGATAAAATTGTGTGTATCCAGTCTCAAAGTACGGACTGGTTGAGTCGTAGTTGGCCATTACCAGAACCCTCCTTTGAGTAGTTGTCCGTTAGCAAAGCCTTTGAGACTGAATTGTTTGCTGACTTGTGTGCGTGTTTGTACAGGTATCAAAGTAATATCAATTTCCATCTTGGTTGGTACATAACTTGCGCCAGCGGTGTTGCTGACATTTTGTTGAATGGCGCTGGGGTCTGGAACACCTTGACCAGGCGCACCTTTTTTCAGCAAGGCATTGGCCAATCTATTCAATCCTGCTAGACTTTGCCCACCTGGGTTGCTGGCCGCTGCGGCACGGCGATTCAACAGGTTAATGCCGTAATTGTTGGGACTGCCTGCTCGTATGTAGTCAACATCATTGGGCAGGGTGTAATTAAATGACGATATCACCACTGGATGATCTGAGAATTGGTACTGTCCAAACCCGTTCAACAAGCACACAGGCGGTGGCACACCACGTTGTGCATCTTGTCCATAGAACATCTTGGTTGCTGAGCGAAAAAAATGTATCACTGCCAGCAAGTAGTCGGCCTCTGCGGTATCTTGAGCCGTGAATGTGCCTCTAATTTGAATGTCCCCTACTCTGGAATTTTTGTAAAATAAGCCACGATAATTGGAGTGAACAAGATCATACTGTTCATATTGAGCTGAGTACGTGGTAGTTATGTTGGGTGTGTAGGGAAATATTACTCCGTCCGTTTTAGCCAAAGGGGCAAGAATGCCAACCGAGTTTTTTTCATTGTACAGGTATTGTGCATTAGGTGCAAGGCTCAGTCTTACACGCCAGTCATTGTTGCCAGGTTGTTTGTATCGCGCCTGGAATGTGGCCTGTTGCCGTGCTCGGTCTCTAACAGCGGCTTCTCTGCTGGCTGCTGCCGATTCTGCAGTAGCTGGTTCAACAAAACCTCCCCCTACAAAAACTGGATTGTTGTCTTCATCAAGAGTATAGCCTGGATTCAAAAAACCATTATCGTCGTAAGCTGTGCCGCCAATACCTGGATCAACTCCAGGGTTCACTGGTAGTTGTTGACGAGCCAGAATTTCTTCGTCGCTTAGACCCCCAGCATTTTGTCTTGCTAAGATTTCTTCATCAGACAATGTTACAGGTTGTGCTTGGCGTGCTAAAATTTCTTCATCTGACAGCCCACCAGCATTTTGTCTGGCTAGAATTTCTTCGTCTGATAGTCCTGATTGTGGGCTAAACACAGTAGGCGGGGTGTCAGGATCGACTCGTACTGGGTTGTTGTTTTCGTCAAGTTCAAATCCAGGGCTGAGATTGCCTTCGTCGTCAAACGCTGTAGGATAAACGCTTTGTTGTGGCGGCGCTTCGGGTGCTACTTCCGCTACTCTGGTATCAGCTACAGTTAATCCTCGAGTGCCTGTACCAGGATCTTGATCTAAGTTAACCGCAGCAGCACTGGTTGTGGTAGTGCCATTGGCTGCTGTGGGCGTCTGTTGATTTAGTTGTATTTCAGTTTTTTGATTCAATGATTCGTCGTTGCTGAAATTCACCGGAGCATTGACCGCGGCCGTTTGTGTGGTCACAGTTTCTGTAGATGTTGTGGTATTAGGTACCGTGGTTACCGTGGGGGTTCCAGGAGTTTCAGCATCAATTTGCTGATTGACCAGTTGACCTTTTTGTTCTTGCAAGGCACGTAATTGTTCAGATCTAGCTAGATTTTCTTCAGGAGTCAATGGTGGTAACCCTTGGCGCCGGCGAAGAAAATTGCTGGGATTGTCTTTGATAAATTGATCAATTTCTGCCTGTTTGGCAGCAGCTTCTTGAGCATAGGCCTGGCTGGCTTCGGTAGCCTGCCTGGGGCCTGCTGTGATTGTGGTTGAGCCGCCGCCACTCACAGTTTCTGTGCTGGTAGTGGTATAAGTTACAGTTTTGGCACTGGGTTGTTGACTCGGCAGTCCGTCGGCTGATTGTTTGTATTCTACTTGAGCAGGTTGATTTTGGCCAGTGACAACTTCAACATTGGGTTTAGTTCCGGTTCCAATGATCAATGCTCCCATTTTGCCATCCATGCCAATGGCATAATCTGCAAAGTCGTTGGCGCCGATGCCGGCCTGGGCCAGTGCGGCATCTTCCGAAATGCCCGATTGAATTAATTTGTTGTATGTTGCTGCTTTGCCTGCATCGTACGCCATGACGGTTTGTTCCTATCACTTATTTAACCATTTTTAAAACGGCGTATTTTAACCATAGGTTGACAACTGTTGTAAATATGTTACAATAAGTACTAATCAGGAGATTTTGTCACTTATGACTCTTATACCAAAAGCCGCGCCGCGAGTTAACTATCTCAACAACAGAGACATTTTAAAAGAAATTCACCTAAGCAAAAACAACTACTGCTGGTTCCGAGACCGTGATCTTGACCATCAATACGATATTATTTTGCCATCTATAGAACGAATCAATCAACGTACCATTGCAGAAGCAAGACGTAATCGAGCTGACCGTCTCAAACGCGAAGGCATTATTGTGGATCCAAAAAAAATACCCAACATAGACATTGTGTTCCGTATTACATGTTGGGATCATATACCACGGGCACCCAAAAAACTAACCAAAGCCGAGCAAAAAAAGCGTAAGCTAGAAGATATTCTAGATCTAGACGATGTTATTGAAGACGATTCAATGGCAGACATTGTGGACGTTCCTGTGCTAGATCTGAACCATGTTAGAGTAAACTTTCCACCTTTTGAACACTACCGTATAGACGAAGAGAAAAAGCCTTATATTGTGGGTCGCTCACACTGGAAAGGTGATTTGGCCACAGGAGAGTTTTCCAAAGATCACGGCGACATGACCAAGAAATTGGCCATGATGTTTATGAAACTGTGCGAGCGCTATGCCACACGATCGAACTGGCGCGGCTACACCTACAACGAAGAAATGCGCGGGCAAGCACTACTACAACTCAGTCAAATTGGCCTGCAATTTGACGAGTCAAAATCACAAAATCCCTTTGCCTATTACACCGCTGCCATTACCAACAGTTTTACTCGTATCCTGAATATTGAAAAGAAGAATCAAAACATACGTGATGACATTTTAGAAATGAACGGGCTCAATCCTTCGTGGACCCGCCAGAATTCTGGCAAACATTCAATGGCTGCCATGAGCGGGCCGGTTGTGTCTAGCCTGGATGAGTAATACAAAACTAAGATGACTAGTCTATTTGTTGAAGATGATTCGTTGCAATCAATCAGAAATAAATTATCCAACCAGTATCAAGTTGAGTGTACTATTTTCATTGAAGAGATAGAAAATTCCCCAAGTTCTTTTTTATATAAAAAGTTAATACCGTTATACCAACCAGTATATCGTGCTCAACAACGCTTTGTTTTTTTTAACTTTGCGCCTATACAAAAAACAACATTAGATCACGTTATTGCAACATTACAATACATCGATATTTCTCCATATTTTATATTAGTAGTCACTAATCAGGAATCAACTGCTTCCTATTTCAAATCGTTGCCTGAGCCTATTTCTGTAATCCTATCGTCTGAATCGTCTCATCTTCAAAAAAATATTACAGAAATAAAACCACTGTTCAATACTGATAAAAGAATGTGTGCCCATGCCTGGGCAGGACTGCATGTCAACCCCGATGGCACCACCAGATTATGCTGTGAAGATCGTGATTTGATCAAGGATACTCAAGGTACGCCATATAACATAAAAACCACCGACATTTTAGACATCCTAGATAGTGAGCACATTAAAAAAGTAAGGCATCAATTTAGGCAAGGAGTAACTCCGCCTGGGTGTAATAATTGTTTAAAAATAGAATCTGTCGGGGGGACTAGTAAAAAATCATTAACTCCATTCAAGTTAGAAAATATCTACGGCAACATCAATTGGGAATCTGATTCAATTGACTCAATGGGATGGATTGGCGGGCATCTCGGTAATCTATGCAATCTCAAATGCAGAATATGTAACGAAACTTATAGTTCTAGCATTGCTGCTGAAAAAATAAAATTTAGCTTGTATGAAAACAAAAAACAAGATCCAGTGTATAAATTTTTTGCCAACACCTGGGCTGACTACAGCAATACATTTTATAGCAACCTAAAACAGATAGTCCCGCCAATTAAAAATTTTGAATTTCTAGGAGGGGAGCCGTTGTTGATGTTGGAGAATATCAAATTTATGCAACACCTAATAGATTCTGGGATTAGCCAGGACTGCATATTTGAGTTTGTTACCAACGGAACACAATATCCAGAAATTTTTGATCATGCTGATAAATTTAAACGGTTAACTATAACAGTAAGCATTGATAACTTAGGCAAAAGATTTGAGCTTGAAAGATCTGGTGCGTCATGGAACATTGTGGAAACTAATTTAGAAAAATTAATCAATCGAAAAAATTCATGTAGTTCAATGAAAATAGGAGTTAGTATAACTGTGAACATACAAAATGTATATTATTTGCCTGAACTAATTGCATGGCTTACCAGCAAAGGTATCAGTCACTACTACTACAATTTCCTATCTACTCCATCTTGGCTTAGCCTCAACGGCCTAACAAGCAATGCCAAAATTATAGTTTTAGATAAATTGCTATCGGCAGAGTTACCTCAACAAGATCAAACAATGTTAGCAACAGTAATACAACAGGTGCAACAATCTGCCACGTCTAACGGCCAAAAATTTTGTGCGGAAATGAAAAAATTAGATGCCATTCGCTCACAAACTTTTAATTTGACTCACAAAGAGATTGCAGAAGCAATGGGATACATGCTATAATATTGTTTATGACTAACCTATTCCGGAAGGCTGCGATCTTTACAGACATCCACTTTGGCCTAAAGTCCAATAGCACACTACACAACGAAGATTGTTTGGCATTTGTAAAGTGGGCCACTGCTCGAGCAAAGGAAGAAGGTTGTGAAACCTGTTTGTTTTTGGGTGACTGGCACAACAGCCGTGCCAGTTTAAACATTGTTACTTTGAACTACAGCCTGCGAGCCTTGGAGCACTTGAATGACAATTTTGAGCGGGTTTTCTTTATTCCTGGCAATCATGACTTATATTATCGTGATAAGCGAGATATTCAGTCCGTCGAGTGGGCTCGACACCTCCCAAAGATACAAATTTGTAATGATTGGTTTAGTTCTGGGAACGTTGTCATTGCTCCTTGGCTCGTTGGTGATGATCATCGCCGACTAGCTAAAATGTCCGGTAAATATTTGTTTGGGCACTTTGAACTGCCAGGCTACTTGATGAATGCCATGGTGGAAATGCCCGATCATGGCGAAATCTGCAGAGAGGACCTTGGTGGGTTTGAACATGTCTACACTGGTCACTTCCACAAAAGGCAAACCAAAAAGAATATCACCTACATTGGCAACTGTTTCCCACACAATTATGCCGATGCCGGCGATGACGAACGAGGCCTGACTGTATTAGAGTGGGGTCAAGAGCCGGTGTATCATGCCTGGCCTGATCAGCCCACCTACAGAGTCTATGGTCTTGCCAATGTCATTGATCACGCTGACCAGTTATTAAAGCCCAAGATGCATGTGCGTGTTAACTTAGACATTGAAATCAGTTATGAAGAAGCAGGGTTTATCAAAGACAATTTTGTAAATAATTACAACCTGCGTGAAATGGCCCTGTTGCCCAACAAGACCCAAGGCGTAGAAGAAGATCTCGCGCCAGGCGACGTTAAATTTGAGAGTGTGGATCAAATTGTCACCGATCAAATTACCAACATTGAAAGTGAATTTTACGATAACAAATTGTTGTTGAAAATTTATCAAAGTCTATGATCTCAATAAAAAATCTTACTGTTCGAAACTTCATGAGTGTGGGCAATACCACACAGGGCATTGACTTTGATCGAGGCGACTTAACCCTGGTCCTAGGCGAGAACCTAGACATGGGCGGTGATGGTAGTCGCAACGGTACAGGTAAAACCACAATCATCAATGCCTTAAGCTATGCCTTGTATGGCACAGCTCTTAGCAATATACGCAAGGACAATCTAGTAAACAAAACCAATGGTCGGAACATGTTGGTGGGTCTTGAATTTGATGTTGGCGGCAAGGCGTATCGAATTGAGCGCGGGCGCAAACCCAATGTGTTAAAGTTCTACGTCAATGACGAAGAACAGTCAGCTACAGATGAAGCACAAGGCGACAGTCGTGAAACACAGGATGCCATTGAAGGCATTCTGGGCATGAGTCATGACATGTTCAAACACATCTTGGCCTTGAACACCTACACAGAAGCATTTTTGTCCATGAAGGCCAACGATCAACGTAACATGATCGAACAGTTGTTGGGCATTACTCTACTGAGCGAACGTGCTGAAAAGATCAAAGAACTAAACAAGGCCGCCAAAGACGCAATACATGCCGAAGAGATACGCATTCGTGCAGTACAAGAAGCCAACATTCGTATTCAAGAACAAATTGACAGTTTGCGAAAGCGCCAGCGGCTGTGGACTGTTAAAAGAGATGAGGATGTGGCCACACTCAAACAGGCCATTGCTGACCTTGAACACATTGACATTGAGTCAGAAATTCAAGCACATAGAAACCTAGAAGCATACCATATTCAGCAAAAGGCCATCAACGAAGCCAACAAGTACATTCGACAGATCGATGCCGATGATGTCAAACAAACCCGGCTGTTGGAAAAACTCAAGAACGAAATTGCAGCTCTAGACGACCACAAATGTCATGCTTGTGGTCAAGAACTGCATGACGACAAGCAAACTGAATTAAAGCAGGCCAAACAGGCCTTGGTTCAAGAAACAGCACTACAACTACTAGCCAACGACACACAGAGAATGGAGCATCAAGACACCTTGACCAAACTAGGCAAGTTGGGCACGGCTCCCACGGTGTTTTATGACACGCTGGAAAATGCTCTCAATCACAAAAACAGTTTGACCACACTCAAAGGCAACTTGGCCACACGTGAACTTGATGTAGATCCTTACGGTGAGCAAATCTCAGACATGGAGGGGCAGGCCCTGCAGACCGTCAGCTATGACACCATCAACGAGCTCACACGTTTACAAGACCATCAAGAGTTTTTGATCAAGCTGTTGACCAGCAAAGATAGTTTTGTTCGTAAGAAAATTATTGATCAAAATCTTGCCTACTTGAATCAACGGCTCACACACTACCTGGATCGTATTGGCCTGCCGCACACGGTTCGATTCATGAACGACCTCACTGTGAGCATTGAAGAACTGGGTCGTGAGCTGGACTTTGACAACTTGAGTCGCGGCGAGCGTGGCAGATTGATCTTGAGCATGAGCTGGGCTTTTCGTGATGTTTGGGAAAGTCTGTATCATCCTATTAATTTGCTGTTCATTGACGAGCTCATGGACAATGGCTTGGACACGCAGGGCGTGGAGAATGGCCTGGCCTTGCTGAAGAAAATGAGCCGGGAGCGCAACAAGAGCGTTTGGCTTGTGAGTCACAAAGATGAACTAGCTGGGCGTGTGGAGAACATTCTCAAAGTGGTTAAGGAAAATGGCTTTACCAGCTACAACACGGATGTTGACATGGCATAATATAAAATTTTAATTGCAGGCAGAAATCAGGTAACTAAGCATGAATGACATGGCTTTACAACAATCAACTAGTAGACTTTCTCCCCGAAGATTGCGTGGGTTTTGTTTATATCATAACTAATCTTACCAACAATCGCAAATACATAGGCAAAAAACTAGCAAAATTCTCAAAGACTACACAGAAAACAGTCAAACTCAAAAACGGCAACAAGAAAAAACGAAAAATTCGCAGCAAGATTGATTCGGATTGGCGAGAC